ATGGGCGATTAACAGACAAGATATCGCAGAAATAGATCTAGATACTATCTGCCAGTATACAGGGTTGAAAACCGCAAGTGGTGTAAGGATATGGGAAAATGATATCATAGCCATAGCCACAGGCGAAAATGGTGAAGAATACCGAGGTCTAGTGGAATACGAACACAGTGGATTTGTAATTAAATGGGTAAATAGCGATTACCTCAGAACGGATCTGTGGTACTGGGCGAATAGACCAGGTGCGGATGTTATTGGAAATGCATTTGACACACCGAACTTGCTTAGTAAAGAGTCAGATAGCGTGGTTTTTCATGATTTCATGAAGAGAGGAATGGAGTAGTGGAGATGCTTGATAAATTTTCTGAAAGACTACACGCATTAAGAAAAGAACGTGGTCTTTCATATAAAGAACTTGCAGAACAGCTAAATTCTCACGCTTCTGATGGTGCATTATTCCGGTGGGAGAATGGCTATGTAAAACCGAGACTGGACTATGTTATTCTTCTAGCGGACTTCTATGGAGTGTCACTGGATTACATAGTCGGAAGAAGCAATAAAAGAAAGGGGTAAGCATGGCAAAAATATTTAAGATAAGCGGATATTTGGTGGACGTTGAGGGAGATATTGATGCGAGTGAGGTTGTTGCGGAAATCAGTTTCGGTTTAGATGGGATGATAAACTAGCACATCCATGTAGAAGAAGCAGATATTGGACGTTGGAGTGATGAAAATCCATTGAATTACGGCAACTGCGATCTTGCGGAATGCGAGAAGCATTTCAAGAGAAAAGTTCCAGTAGATAACGACAGGAAAGTTGAGATTGGTAAGATCTACAGACATTTCAAAGGGCATACGGTTAAAGTGATCGCAGTCAGCCAGGATACAGAAGCACCGGGACAATTCTATGTAGTATACGAATGTGAGGACGGAGCAATTTGGTGCAGACCTTATGGAATGTTTGTGAGCGAGGTCGATCATGTAAAATATCCGGACGTGCAGCAGAAATACAGATTTGAATTAGTGGAAAAGGAGAGGGGCAGGTAATGACTAAAGACATTTTAGATAAGGCAAAAGAATTGGAAAGAGACATTGAAAGTCTTAGGATTTTAATTAAAGAGAAGGAAAGCGGGGACGGATTGTGCGTATCCAGTTCATTCCCTTACAATTACGGACAGTCAGTCCGATTCCAGAAAGAGTTGTGTGACTGGATGAAACAGAAAAAATCAGAGTATGAAAAAGAATTGGAGGCATTGTGAAGTGTCTGAGAAAATGACAAATGCTGACCGCATCAGGAAAGCGACAGACAAGGAACTGGCTGATATGCTGTGCGAAATAACAAGATGCTGCTCCGACTGTATAGCACAAGAAACGTGCTGCAAAGGGCATACAGGCTATGAAGATTGGCTTGCATCAAAAGAATGGAGTGATTTTTCATGAAACGAAGTACGGAAGAAAGAAGTTGTCCAGCTGAAATGGACAATAATTTTCAGACGCATTATAAACGGCTTGAGAAGACAAGACCGCCAATAGAAGCGTTGAGGAGGTTCAAGACTCCAGCGTATGAGGCTGTAACCAGGCAGCAAAGAGCATATTTAAAGGAAGAACCAGATGAGTGACTGCGTAGACATGGAATAGATGTTAGAACTGGAATAGTGGAATAAAGTGTACTGAGGCAGATGATTGATAAGCGGTCATCTGCTTTTTCGTGAAAACGCTTGACTATCGGGAATCAATGTGATGTAGTATATATAGGTTAAGGAGTGTTTTAAAATGGAGGTACAAAAATGCGAAATGTGACAGTTTTAATTAAAGATGCTATGATGGATGATGATTATAAGTTAAAGGTTAATTTGCTTATCGCCGGACTCATGGGCGAAGAATTGGACGTGGATCAGGAAAAGGATGATAACAGGCGGCATATGCTGAAAGAGATATCGTACTATTGCGATAATGCGAATGAATCAGGAGAAAAGAGTGACTACTTAAAGAGGACTTCCGAAAGGATAAAAAGATATTTGGGTTGATTGACGAAGAAGAATGGTAGGTGTCTATTTTTAATGAAGAATAGGACAAAAAGAGCTTGCATTGACTGTGGTAAGGCTTTCTATGGCGATCTCGATAAATTGTACTGTGACGAATGTGCAAAAAAAAGAAAGTCTGACGTAATGAGAATCAGGACGTGCAAGATGTGTGGAGCCGAGTTTAGTGGTGGACCAAGGGCGTTTTACTGCCCGAACTGTAGGGTCATAAGGAAAAGGGATGCCGAAAAGAGACACAGAGAGAAAGGAACTGCAAGACCGATCGGGAGTGTCGCAAAATGTGAATGGTGTGGTGTGGAATATGTAGTAAATTCCGGTCGTCAAAAATATTGCTCAGATGAATGCCAACGTGAGGCGGTATTGGAATGGCAGAGAGATCATAAGCAGAGGTATAATATAGAATCAGGTCAATATGATAAAAAGATAGAGAAACGAAAGAATAGTCTTAAAATCTGTGTATACTGCGGAAAACAGTTTCATTCTGATGTTGCAACAAATCTTTGCAGTGATTATTGCAGGAGAAAGCAGAAACAAATTCACATGAGGGTTTCAGATGCAAAGCGTGGAGTAAAATCCAATATTGAGCAGTTGATGCAAGAAAGAAATGATTATAGGAAAAGTATAGCGGAGAATTAAAAAGCTCTGTCCAATGTGGCAATTTACTATTGCGTTCCAAAAGTCCGAAGGGTGGCGTTTTTAGGGCGTTTTTAGGGCGTTTTTAGGGCAAGAAAATCTCCCGGAAGAGTTTCCGCAAAAAAGATGTCGGTACTTTTTCAGGAGGTCTAAAATCTGGATGCTGAAAAATGAGTCAATTTCAGCGTCCTTTTTTGATGCGATTTTGCTGTGTGAATAATACTATAATAATGAGCTGTAATATCGCTGTGCGTTTGTATGTGGCTGTATCCGGCACTATTTACAGACGTTTGATAATTTGGTTGTCTGCATAAGAAAACGCCTTAAACCGTCAAATACAAGCTTATAGATACAATTACCATACTACAAAAGTAATATAAATTCAATTCCATTTTTGCTTGATCCGTGATATTATACACTCGTGAAAGGAGGCTGCACCATGGATAAAAAGCAAATCTGCATCAAATTCGCTCGGGAAATCTGCGAGATATTAGATATATCTGTACCTGCTATCAAATTCGTGTCTGCTGATCGGATGCGGACCAGCACGCAAATAGCAGCATTAACACCGGATGCGATACTGATCCGAAATGATATGACCGTATCGCCTGAGCTGTTCTTTGCAATAGCTCACGAACTTCGACATTCTTATCAAATCGCTAACGGTGCAGACCTGAAAGAGTATCAAACAAGCGATAAAATTAGCAATGAGCAGTACAATTTCCAACCGTTGGAAGTAGATGCAAATGCATTCGCCGCCCTGATTATGTACGACTTCTTTGGAATTGTTCCACGTTTTCAGAATCTGCCGGAATCAGTCAAAGTCGCAATAAATGACCGCATGAAGCAGATACAAAAAGAATACGAGTAAACGCCAATAAGCCAATGCCGGAAAAGTCGGTGTTGGCTTTATTTTTACAGAATATTAACCTCTGCCCGGTGCGGAATATGCTGCAACAACTCCGCTGGGTCCGTGATCTGAATATCTGATAGCGGTATATTCTCGCCGTCCCTAACAAGTATGCAGGTTAGCTGAACCGCTCCGACCTGCTTGGCTGATCTCGTCAGTATGTGCTGCAAGTGGGATATACCGCCGGATCGAGACGTGACCGGGGCATCGTCCCAGTGTATACAGTCACACTTTTCGTTTTTGACTGACTGGCACAGGTTCAGCCATTCTTTTTCTGTGATTTTCATTTGCGTTTTCGTCCCCTCCCGTCCGTTTTTTGTACTGGAAAAAGCCGGAAATTATCCGGCTAATTCCTTTCTAATCTTTTCGGCTACTCTTTCTATGTCTTCGAGCAGCTGAACAACTTCACCGGCAGAATCAAGATCGCTTTTCTGCCAGTTCCGCAGGCTTTCTTGTCTGCATCCGGCTGTTAACTGGATTAACTGACACAACCGGCGTGCTTCCGTATCGGTCAATATGATTTTTTTCATGGCTGTACCTCCTTTCATATTTTTTATAAAACCGCTCCGGGGCAATGCTCCCCGGTACGCTGTCGGCGGTGGTTAACATAAATAATTATTTTTCACAAATTTAATGCGTTCTTTAAGAGCGAGCGGTTTATATACTTCTTTTGCATTTGGGTTTGGTCTATATATGTGTATTGTTTCGCCATTATTTAGGAAAAAGCAATCAACGATAGATCCATTTGAAAGAGCTTTAAACGGCTTTGCATTCTCTGGAATGTCTGAAAGCTTCCAAAATCCGCCGCCGCATCGGTCTTCTATAGTGTGCGACATGCTAAAACGTCTATATTCTCCATGCTGTTCTGATTTGCTCACTTCTTCCAGCTTGTAAGTGAATCCGAGCATTTTAGAAAATCTTTCTAATTGCTCCGCGGTGTCCATTTCAGCGAAATAATGAAAACCGTTGTGAATTATCACATGGCTTCTAAGGTTTTTACTTGTTTTCCCCACAATTGTTATATAATTTTTCATGTGTTCTATCTCCTTTCGTTGCCCTGTCTCATCGGTACAGGTGGGGCGGTTCCTGTAGACGCCCGAAGGCGTTTCGACTAAATGCGATTTAAAAGCTCTTTGCAAGCTTGTGCAAGTCCGGCGGCTGTAATTTCGTTTTTCATCTTGCCGCCGTCTGCTCTCCACTGGAGCCATTTAACGATCTCTTCCCGGTTGCTTTTTGCCTGTTCCTGGAAGTCCTCCCTGCTTTCAAAGTCATAATTATCAATCAGTACTTTTACTAACTTTTTCATTTTTCTTCCTCCTTTAAATTCTTTCAACGGTCACAGCCCGACCGTCTTTTCTTAATACCCTTACCGATTCAGTGGCAGCAGTCAGGGCATAGCCTGCCATCAAGTAGTCAATGGTCAGCCCGTCAAAGTGCCGCTGACCGATTGCGGTACAGTAGCATCCTGTTGGGGTGATTTCTCCCCCTCCATCTATTCCGATCAGCCGGAAGCCGTCCCGACCGATCTCTTTGAATTGTCCGGCTGTGATGCCGGATCTTTCCAGCTCCACAACCTTTCTTGTTTTTATTTCTTCAAAAAAGTATTTCATGGCCTTTCTCCTTGTCTGTATTCATGTATTTCACCTGACCAGGCGATATTGCACGCCCGATCTGGCTGTGCCGTGCGGATCATGTAAGATCTCGTCACAGCTGAGCTTGCAACCGCCACTGCTGCAACGAGTAGTAGTAGGTCAACCGCTCTTTTTATCTTTTTAAATTTTTTATATTCTTTTTTCATTTTCTACACCTCCTCAAAGAATTTTTCCGAGAACGCTAAGCGTCCTCTCGTTTCGACTCTGTACCCTAATTCATAGAGTACGGATTTGATTCTGTCTGTGGCTGCAAAAGTACAGCCGGAGAACTCGAGTTCTCCCAGTTCCTTTTTTAATTCTTTTCTTTCCAGCCGGTTAAGCTGGAATTTAAAACTATAGTATTTTTTCAAAAAATACTTTTTCATTTTCTACCTCTTTCTGCCTTCGTTCCTCCGTGGCGGGCGGTTGCTATCTGTAGTCGTGTACTTCGTCATTCCATGCGATAGAACAAGGCGTTGACGGTGTCGCGGTTCTTATCATGTATACACGGGTAGCAGCTGAGCTGATCGCCGCAACCATCAAAATTAAAATAATAAAGTCAAGTGCTTTTCTCATGGTTTCAAGTCCTTTCTAGTTCAATGCCTTGTTAATCGATTCCGATAACTGCGGGAAGGCTTCTTGTACTTCCTGCATTGTGTCCGCTGTAAAGTCTCCGATCGTTTTCCCGTTCTTGTAAAGGTTGCCACGATATACAACGTCGTAACCGTAAAAACTCCAATTAATTCCGGTCACTTCTTCCGGCTTATATTCATACCACATATCTATCTTTATCATGTTTTACCCTCCTGATCTGCTCAAGACTTCCGGGGATTGCTCCCCGGTTGCTCTATCTATTTGCGTGCGCCTTTCTCAAGTTCTCTGTAAAGAAGGTTACAAGCTAATTTCTCGGCTTTGTCCTCTGTGTATCTTGCCTTTTCTTCCTCTGTCTCTTCAAGGATATTTCCAAGAAAGTCGATCGCTGATCTGAGAAAAATATCATCAGCAACCGGGAACGCTGTTGGAAGTCCCTGCATCCAGTCCATGAACATTTCGCTTTTACTTGCTCTGCCTGCGATGTAATAACAGTCGTGTTCTAACTTTTCAACTCTGAACGTCTCCAGGATGTCTGCACAGATCTCGTTAAAATCTGTCTTTGCTTCTCTGCCTTCGAATGTGTAATATTCGTTTGCCGCCTCGTAGCTGTCCATGATCTCTTTTCTGATGTTCTCCATTACTTTTCTGCTGTTTGTTCTTAACATTGATTTTTACCTTCCGCCCTGATATAATGGGCTTACCTTTCTTAATATTTTTTGATTGGTGCCGGTGTTCGCTTGGTAGGTTCGCACCGGCTTTTTATTATGCAAATTTCTTTGTTTTCATTTCTTCTTCAAGTTCTATCAACTCATTCCAGAGCTGTCGTTCTTTAATCTTTGATATTTGGTTATCCGGGTACTTTTCTAAAAAATCATGCTCACGCCCCCACTTCATAAGCAACGCGTCATGTGCTAAGTTGTACAATCTTTTTTCTTCCATTTCGTTTCCTCCTTATTTCTTACTGCCTCAGGTTTTGCAATTAATCAGATCGCTTGCTTATGTCCTCATTGGCTTGAGTGGTTCAGGGCGTCCGGTTGTTTGTCCTGTGTGGCTGTTGCTGTATCTCGTTTACAGTTATTATAATACATTATATTAGGCACAAATGCAATAGATATATTATACAAATATTAGGCACAAATGCAATAGCGTTTTTGTCTATTATTTATTAAGCACAAATAAGCATTGAAAATAAGGCGTTAATATACTATAATGAAAGAAAATAGGAAGGGAGCTAGAAAGATGCCAGAATATACAGAGAAGCAGAAAGAACAACGTAGAAAAGCAGTTGCGGAATATATGAAAACAGTTGATCGCGTCAATTGCCAGTTTCCACTTGGAACGAAAGAAAGGATAAAAGAGCTTACCGGGAAAAGCTGCAACGCCTTTATAAAAGAAACAATATTAAAAGAACTTGATAAAATAGAAAGAAAGAAAGCAAAAGCGAATTAAGCACAAATATTTCTATATACATGTATTGACATTAGGCACAAATAAATATATAATACTTGTAAGGAACAGAAAAACAGGTTCCAGAGAGGAGAAACGGAAATGAAAATAGAGGAACTTGGGAAAAATCTCGAAGAGGCGGGATTTTACAAAAAAGAAGATATAAAAGAGATATGCGAGATTGAAAAAGCATATCTTGAGGAGTGCGAGGAGATCGCGGAACAGTGCCGGGAAGAAGGTTATCCTTCACACGGCAGTAACTACGAGCTCAGATGTTCGGAAGCTCGGAAATATTATGACGAGCAACTGGCTTTGATTGATTCAAAATATGAGGAATAAAAGGAGGAAAAGAAAATGACAGGAGAAGATAGAGTAAAAGAACTCCAGCTGTTAGGCTGGGAAGTGGTCAGGGACGATAGAGAAGGCGGAGCTGGAGAAGTCCAGCTCGAAAGAACAGTGCCGAGAAAGAGCCGTGACCCGTTTGGAAATTCCACGGGTGATGACTGGGAACAGACGTTGCACCGGCAAGTGTTTTTCTTCGATGACGGCACTTTTGAAGAGACAAGGGGGTGAGAAAATGAAAAAAATTGAAATATATGAAAATTTCGGCGTACTTGGAGCCGAAAAAAGATCTGTATATACTTACGGCGGAGAGCATCCGCAAGCGACTTATAGCGAAAAAATCGCTGTAACATTGCCGCAAAACGAAAACTTCCGGTTGTACGAGACTACAACCGGAGAGCTTGCCGTTCAGTCCGCATGGGGCTGGACCTACAGCATTGACGAGGTGCTGCAGGGAAATAAAGTCCCGTGTTTTTTTGCATTGGATAAGAATCAAGATGGACATATGGTTTATCTTGACATCTGCGAGTAGTTCGGGCAGTCCTGCGGGGCTGTCTTTTTTGCACTTCCAGAGAGTGAAATATGCTTGGTATACCGGTTTGTAACCGGTTGGTATACCACTCGGTAACCCAGATAAGAATAGAATAGAGAAGAGAAGAAAAGAATATATATTATATCTTGTGCATTTCGCAAGCGGATGCACAACTTTTTTGATTGGGGTTGACACCTGCAAAATATTAGATTAATATATTAACCAAGCAAAGTGAATAGGCAGTATATAGCCAGATTATAATATATACAATTCTTGGTAGTCCTTTGAGACCGTGACCCGTATAGCAGATATACGTTACTGCATAATGGGGAGCGGTCTTTTTTATTATACTTTTACAGTTTGGAGGTGAACAAAAATGAAAGACAATACAGATATTACATCTGCTGGAATAGAGATATATAGACATGACATTAATTATTACGCTGATGAGTATATCAGAAATGAATTAGAGATAGACCATGTAGACCAAGAAAGTAAAAAGATCGTAAAAGATAGCTTTGTAGATATGCTTTTTTATATTTCAGATCGCATATCTAAGCCTGATAATGCTGATATCAAAGCATTAGATAATATATTTAGTGTGTATGTAAGATTGTGTAGTAAATATAGTGTCAATCCTACACTGGAAGCATTTAGTTTCTTGGTGGATATCAATAGGGCAACGTTTACATCATGGAACAATGGTGATTATCGGACTCAGGAACACTCTGACACGGTTAAAAAATGGATGAACATTTGTAAAGGCTTTTTAGTGAATAATCTGGGGAATAGCAAGGGAACGGACGCAAATAAGATATTCATAGCGAAAGCCGCTTACGGAATGGCAGAGACAAAAGCGGTAGAGCAGGAGCAGATCACAGGAGCGAAAAAGAGTATTGAACAAATCGCTGCTGACATCGGAGCAGATCCCAAAGCACTTCCAGGTGATGCGGATACAGATGATCCGGTTGACTTATTTTAACAAGCGTGTAGCACATAATGCTAAACTAAAATTAAATAACAATATATTGTGTTTGTTCAAAATAGCACACAAAATATAGTGCATAATCTATACTGAAAATGGTTATTTATCGTATAGATACATATGTTCGGGTTGCTGATGCACCGCTTGCATTTTAGCATTGCTTGTTGCTGGAGATCCCCCGGCAGGGGTTGTAGTGGATGGTGCACCCGGCACAGCCTCACCCCGAAAAATAATGACCAAAAACAAAAAGGCTCTTTTGGAGGATGGATATGTTAATTAAAATTACGATGATATTAGTCGTCATCAGCTTTGCACTTCTGATAACGTCAAGGATGTATGTTAGGACGCTAGGCGTTACAGATCAGCTAAGAATTTCTGTGAAAAAGGAATACAAAAAGGGAGAGGAAATACTCTTTACCCTGTTCGGATTTACCGTCATGGTTACATTCGTGATGGTGATCGTAACGGTTATCAGTTTAATTATTAAATGCCTGTAGGATACGTTTTGAAAGGATAGCAAATGACAACAGTAAATATTCTTGGAACCGAATATAGAGTGATTAGGGAGTCATTCAAAGATAAAGATATCGACGGCTACTGCGATTATACGTCAAGAGAAATTAAAATCAGGGATGATAACGTCAATGAGGTTGGTGATTTTGATGAGTTGATGAGAAAGCAGTTGCGGCATGAAATCATTCACGCTTTCCTTGCTGAAAGTGGATTGCAAGCAAACTTTGAGCATTATAAGCAGTTCGGACACGAAGAAACGATCGTTGACTGGTTCGCCATTCAGTTCCCGAAGATGATTAAGGCGTTCCAAAGCGTAAACGCAATTTAGTGGGGTGGATATGAATAACACGATTTACGGAGATATACGTCCCATCACTCCGACGTATTTAGTCGAAACAAAAAAGGAGCGTGTCACGTTAGGTGTGTTACGTGTTCGATAGATACGGAACTGGGCATCATCTGTTTTTATGATAATGGATCTGTGCAAGCTATGTTTCGGATAGAAGATGTAAAAGCTTTTTGGAGGATTACCTAGTGAGCGAGAAGGATGAAAGCAAGTATGCATATGGCGATATGCTACCTACAGGAGAATTTTATATGCAAGGAAGTTTGATTCAGGATGACTTGATTCATGATATTTCCAAAGAACTGGTTGCTGATGCCGACATAAAAGTTGGTGAAGGGGAAATTGCCAATGAGTTCAAAGTTTCTTTTAGCTTTGATGCAGAACCTTTGAAAAAGACATTTGCTTGGAAAGTATTGTTCGGTTCAAACAACTGGAGAAAATATCATGGTTTCAGAATGAGGAGGAAGAAGAAATGTGGGTAATATTTCTTCTGTCCGTGCTTGCATTTAGCATAATCGCAATCGCAGTTGCATGGATAGGAAATAAGGTTTATCTCAGCATGAAAAGAGATGAAGCAAGGATAAAGAAGGAAATTGAAAAGGAGAACAAAGAAGAATGAAAAAGGGCGTACTTATTGGAATTATTGCGGCAGTAGCAATTACAGGTGGAATTTTCACAGTCAGATCTTGCAAATTTATTGACACAGGAAAAGTTGGAATTGTATACAACTACAAAGACGGAGTTCAGAAAGAAACACTTTCTCCTGGACTGAATTTCGTATCCCCGTTTAAAAAAGTAAAACAGTTTTCCACAAGTAATGAGATTCTCGTAATGTCAAAGGATAAGCGTGAGGGTAGTAAGGGTGATGACTCTTTTAAGGTTGCCACATCTGATGACGCAAGTATCTCTGTGAGTTTTCAGATGTCATACAGATACAATCTGGATACCGTAGTTGATACATACAAAAGGTTTCGCGGAATGGATGGAGATGACATTGTAGAAAGTCGTGTAAAAACTGTCCTGAAATCAAAAATTTCCGAAGTGACAACTGATTATTCTATGATGGATATCTATTCCGGCAATAGATCGCAGCTTAACACTGAAATTACAGAATATCTGAACAAAGAATTTAGCAAGAGCTATGGAATTGAAGTCCTTGATGCGTCAATTATTGATGTACACCCAGACAAGAAACTTAAGGCGTCTATTGACAGCAGGGTAACTGCATTACAGGAAAAACAGCAGGCAGAAGCTGAGCAGCAGAAAATCAAGGTTCAGAAAGAGACTGAAAAATTACAGGCGGAGGCTGATGCAGAAATTGAAATTACGAAAGCAAAGGCAGAAGCAGAGTCGAACAAAATTGTCAGTGAATCAATCACTGATGAGCTTATCAGAATGAAAGAAGCCGAAGCCAGAAACAAATTCGGATGGGTTACTGTTCAGGGAGCGGATACGGTAGTAACCGATAACAAATAGTCAGTAAAGACTTTAAAATCTCCAACTACTGCTTGAGGAACAAAAGAGCGGCGTGTAGGTTGGCGGTAAGACGATACGATACTTAAATAACCGCATAGTGCAACGCACAGCACGATAAATATTGCTGCTAACTGTCAGATGGCGGTTGCTGGTGGATATGCAAGTGGGTAAAGCGATCTAACTGTAAATTAGGTGTCCATGTGACTACGTGGGTTCAAATCCTACTCCACCAATTCCAGTGTGTGGCAACATTGGGACCTCCTTTTTATATGTATGAGTGACTGGGTTCTTTGCGGTACAGAGAGTAATTGAATGGCGATTCACCCAGTCAGTATGCCGTATTCCCATAATGGTATTGGAAATGCTTGCTAAGCATTCAGTCGGAAACGACTTGGAGGTTCGACTCCTCCATACGGCGTTGCGGATTAGTGGAACGGTTACCACGCAAGGCTCATAACCTTGAAAAGTCGGTTCAATTCCGACATCCGCCATTTCTGAGTTTTGCTGTTCTCAGAATGCTTTATGTCATGACATGACGCTCCTTATACTATCGCATTTTAAAAACAGCAATATGCTATCATAGCTCAATCGGATAGAGCGGTTGACTACGAATCAACAGGTTCCCGGTTCGACTCCGGGCGGTAGCTCTCTCCGGGGAGTGGAATTTCCTGGAGACCTTTTTCTTTCATAGTGATTTTCCAGTGTACTGTATAGTTTAAGCGGCAGAATGATTAGCGAATGGCTAATAGGTTTCGGTTCGATTCCGAATGCAGTAATTTTATCGGGTAATAGCTCAACGGTAGAGCATTCGGCTGTTAACCGAAGTGTCGCGAGTTCGATTCCTGCCATGCCAGTTTAGAAAAAAGGAGGATGAACGATGACATTTAAAGAAGCATTTGAAGCAATGAAACACGGAGCGAAAGTGAAACTTCCATCATGGGCGGGATATTGGTTTTGGTGCATTCCGGTGCAGTCAATTCTGATACATACAAAAGATGGTAAGGACATTGATGTTCGTAGAACCGAGTGTGTAGATTATACATTTACCAATATTTGCTCCGATGAATGGATTTTTGCGGATGACACG